TTCATATCAGCTACAGTAATAACAACATCATCATCAAGCTTTTCAAAGGGATCAGGCGGTGCTTGCTGCTGCTGTGGCAACTTCATTTGTTGTTGTTGCTGAAGTAATATCGCAACCTGTTCTATTTGACGTTTTAGCGCTTGGTTTTCTTTACGTAGTGCTGTAATAGCTTTAATAGGATCAGATGCTTTTTTATCAGTATCTTCCGTCACAGTAGCCTTAGTATCTCCGATACTTTCAGCACCTTCAACACCTTCAGCTTCAGTACTTTTAACCTCAGCATCTTCAGCTTCAGTACTTTTAACCTCAGCATTTTCAGTATTTTCAACTTCAGCACTTTCAAATGGATACGATGGACTAATTTTTTCTTCTGGATTTTCTGCCATGTTCTTTTCTCCTTTACGCCCGGTTTAGAGATCGGCGACACCTCTCTTTAAATCCGCCCGATACGCCGGCGACGCGTTATTTCTTCTGTTTAGTTTTTACCTCACCACGATACATCTCACCATTAATAAAACATATATTAATATACTGATCCTTATTAAGATTAAATTGTTTACTTGGCCCTGAAATTCGCCTAATACGGCCGCCATTTTTAACGCATTTCTCAAAATCTATCGGCATAACATTCCTATTTTAATGATAAACAATTGCATCCTTAACAAAACCGGCGCTTTCCGCCGCTTCGGGTACTACCCTACCATCATCCGTCAATCCAAATGTAGGAATGTCCAACGGCAAAACCCAAAGAGACTTTACTTCACCACGAATATTGTCCACCATTAGACAGATAGTACCAAGGAGAACCGGCGGGCGTTGTTGGGTTGTAACTATTGTCGTTTTAATCTTATTATGGTCTAAAGGATCAAGCTTCGCCTGTATAAGCAAGTAATAATTAGGATCGTGCTGTTTATGATCAATAATTGATATTACACGTTCTTGTAAATCAAGTGCCATGCATTGTCTAAGTTCACCTATTTCAATTTTCATCTTTGCACCATCATTTGAGATTGTTTTTGCGTGCTTAAAACCTGCAATGCATCTGCAAGTACCTTAAGTCGATCAGCCCCAATTTTATCAATCTCAGCTAACGTTTTAATCTTTTTATATTGCGAATCAGATCGACTTTCTTCTGCATCTGCAATATCTTCTTTTGTCTTTACAAGCATCATTTGAAGCTGCGCCTCTTCTATTTGTTGCTGCCGTTGTGCCTGTTGTGCTGCAATTTGTTCTTCTTTTGCTACAATTTTTGCTAAATCATCCCGGCGTTGCACCGGAGCCGCATCCACAACAGCCGACCAAGGAATTGGCGCGCCAGCTGTTTTCAACGCAATGAGTTCTTGGTAGTACATTTGCCGTTGCGTGTCTGTTAGTACACCTTCTGATACATCAATTCGATATTTACGAAAATCCCGCTCGTAAAAACCCGGTGCTGGCTTGTCATGCAAGAGTTTTTTAACCTTTGTCGGACTGTATTGCTTTTGAATTACTGCAACTAATTTCCGTCCTAATAATTCTTTAGATAGTCGATAGTTGTCAAATAGTGCTTGTAATGTTGTCAATCCTTGGCTTTGGCGTAGTTTCGCTAGTAATCCGGGGGTTTGCGTCTGATCGCGATCCGGAATTCCAAATAATTCGTTATTCGCCCCGGGGATCTCCATAATATCCCGATCCATAACATCCTGAAATTGAAAGAGTCCAGCAGGGACATCAGGTGGATCAATACGATGTACTCTAGCAGCTTGAATCGACCCTTTAGACAGCCAAATTACTTTTCCTTGTCCAGCCTGATACAGATCTTTAGGGTTTATTACCGCACCTTCTTCAGCCATCCATCCACTACTAATTTGGCTGTCTAAAATATCTAGAATTTTACTGCGTCGCTTATTAAGTTCACGTTGCGGGTCTCTAATATCACGAACAAGACTCGCAAGTTTCTGGGCGTGGTTATGATGTTCGGGGTTCCAATCACCCATTACGGCGACAAATGGATAGTCATCAATCCCTAATGGATCCAAATCGTCGTAAAAAACCTGTTCTTCAATAAAAATCGTTAATTTTACAACTGGGTAATAAATAGTTTCTTTAATAACGCGATCTGAAAAATTATTTAGAAAAGTATTAAGTTCATCCGTCTTTACCCTTCGACCCACTATTCGCCAATCTCCTGTCCGTCGATCAACTAATAAAGTACGTCTTTCAACATCTCTACGCCAATACTCATCCCATCGGAGTAACCTATCCGCTCCATGAGTTTTTATTGAGAACGTAAATTTATTATCATATTGAGCAGATGGTGTAAGTTTTTCAATTTCTTTAGCCATTTTAGGAAAAAGTGCCATCGCCTGATGTTTATCCACCAATTCTCTACGAAGTAGATAATTACAATCACTTAAATCCCGGCGTACAATATCCGGATCGAGCAGAAACCGATTATAGGGAATTCGATAAAGTCTTATGTCGCCATTTACCGGATCTTCATCATAATCTACTCCGATCTCAACTAAATTTATCCCAGTCTTTAATGCACCCTGCTCAAACGCATCCGACATTACATAATATCCATTATTATGTTTCATTAAATACTGCAGAAGTTGGCTGTATTGTGACGCTGCAATGTCGTCCTCAGACTCTTCGGCCTGAACACGAAACGACAAACGATTTTTACGTTGATACCCAGATACGAGCTTAACAATACGCTTCATTTTATTAAAATTCAACGCTTCGCGTCGGTTCCGACGAAGATATTCCTTCTCCGCTCTATCCCAAGCATCCCCCGTAACAAAATCAAGATCAGTATATGCCTCACGAAGAAAAGCATCCCACGCTCTAAATGCGTCATCATACCGTTCATTCCACTCTTTACGTACATCGGAGAGCATTAGAACCTCACAGGCATGGCGTATGAATCGTACATCATTTCGATCTGATCCGGACTTATAACCCGCCCGGGAGAATGTTCCTTTATCGCACGAGCAGCATAACGCATCGCATCGGCACCGTGAGAATTACTTACTAATATACCATTCGCATAATAACAATGGTCATGTTCTATTTCAAGGTCATAAACTGCGATTCTGCATGGCAAGGATATGACCGCATTCCTTACCACACGTTTTGGTCTTATCACGTTTATAGCACTCAAACTTATGACCGCAAACAACGCAATACCTTGTTTCACGGTCTTTAAGCCTGTTATACTTGGCTTTGCAGGTTGCCGAACAGAATTTTGATCTTGCCGGCCAGTAAGTTCCGTATTCTTTACCACAAAATTCACAGGTCTTAATGACCTTCTGTCTATGATATTTCCATGAATACAACCCCAAAGCTTTGTGAAAAGCCCTGCCCTCTTCACTCTGATGCCATTTCGAAACCTTTTTTCGCGCCTTAGCCAGCTGCTTAACATTCTCTTCGCTTCCCACCCATTTTGATCTTTTTCTATGCAAGATCTCATGCTCCCGTTTGGTGAGCAATTCAAGGTTTGAAATTTCATTGTTTGTGGGATCATGATCCTTGTGATGTATCCGATAACCTTTCGGAACAGGCCCATTGTAATGCTCCCAAACGGCCTGATGGAGAGTCTTGGGACCAACCCTCTTGTAATAACCTCCTTGAAGCCTAAATTCGTATCCATCGTAGATAATAGTATCTTCCATAGCTTTCGCCTCCAGTACGAGTTTATGATGACGCTCGTACCATAGCGCAAAGCATCAGCTCTGTCAATGCCAAACTCTGAAAATATTTCATGCTCCGGAGTACAGGTCAAACTTTTACCGTCCGATATTTTTATTTCTCTTAATTTGTTTGTATATTTTCTAACCCCCGAACTAAGCACGCGCTTTTTGCCCGTAGGAGTGAGAACCACATCCCCCGGTTTTATTTTTTCTATCGGTCTTTTGCCGCCTTCTGTATCAATCATTGTTCCAGCAGGGAAGCAAGACCAATCATGAAGCGGCCTGCTATTAAAACACTGCTTCCGCTCATTCCACTCTTTACGATAACTACGAAGTGCACGAATACCCTGTTCACACCGGCCTACATCGAACCAAAAACGATGAAACATGCTTCGAACCACTTCAATACCGGCAAGAATGTTCAGATCACGCTCAAGAATCACCAAATCAATTCCGAGTTCTCGTGCTCGTTCTTCGATAGATGGAGCAGATAACCGACGCGCACGAGCATCATGAGGCGCAAAATGTTCACCATATAGATAATGTTTATCCTGAAGTACCAACGCGTAATGTTCTAAATCCTCGCCAGAATTCTCATAATAATCCACGAAATGAATCTCCTGCCCCACAATCTGGTAAAACCATATCGCAGTCGCGTCGCTGAAACCTAGATCCCACGCCGTATACACTGGCAACGTATCGACAGGAACATTCGTAATCCGACCTTCCGCTTCGGCCTGCTGAATCTGACGTGTGTAAAATGCACCTTCGACAGCACCCCGTGGCTTTCCCTCCCATATATTTTCGTAATCAAGTGGGCGGTTCTTCAAACAATATTGGCGCTCCGCTTCCAATACATCGTTAAACCATGGATTATCACGCCAATTCATTTCCACATTTATGCAATTTTCAGGCTGGTGAACAGTAAATCGCTGATGAGTCTCGTCAGTTTCGAGATCCGGATTATAACTAATCCAAATTTCTGAATTATCTTTTCGAATAGTGGGTAAAAGAATGTCCCAGGAACGCTTCGAAATAACCTGGCCTTCCTCGACCCAGCAAATATCATACCCTTCGTAACTCTTTATCGTGTCTACGGTGAGTGTAGATAAGCCGGTAAACGCAAATTCGGTACCGTTGCAACCCACAATAGAATCCTGTTTAATAGTATAAAACTCAGTAAGATTAAGAGTTTGAATCAAATCCGACAAAAGTCGATGCACGGAATGCCGTATTGACAACTGAACCTCACGAGCACATAGGATACGAAGCGGGCGCTGCATACCCTGGATCAGGAGCGCCCGAGCAATAGAATGGGATTTCCCGCTACCACGCCCCCCACGCAACACTTTATAACGTGCCGGCTGAAATAAAATGCTCGCTTTCGGAGGAAATCTAGCATCAACTTCCAGCATCACATGACCTTTTCATTGCCTTTTCATCCACAAAAGTAACACGAACCTTAATCCCACCAGGATATGAAACCTCGCGCCGTTCGACAAAATCAGCCTGCGACTTCGCGAGGAGTTCCGAGGCACGTAAACGACTGTTCATGTCACAATTTTCGTCGTTATACACCTGAGTCCAGAATGCCTGGCGCTCTTCACGTGTAGCGATATACGGAGCATCCTTTCTTTTTGTACGTTTTTCAAGCGCTTTCTGAATTTCAGCCTTCCTCAACAACCGCTGACCTTGCGCATAAGCCGTTTTTTGGGAATACCCCGCTCTCTTCGCAGCTTCCGTCGCATTGCCATTATAGTATGCGATAAACTTCCTCTGCCGTTCGGTAGGCTTCCATATTTCATTCGCGCCGCTCATAATGCCATATTACCACCGTAAAAAGAACTTGTCAAGGAATTTTTTAAACACTGAATACTTTTTACCCACAGGTGGATACTTTTTACCCAGAGGGGGTATCCAACGCAAAGGCGCGTCAGATCGAGTTCTACAAAAGGGTGAGTAAAAAGTACACACCGAAGGTGGATACTTTCTACCCAAACGGACTAAAATTTTTAGCGAGACACACACCCATTAAAATTTCCCTTGATACACAAAATTTTTTGTATATAATATAACTTAACCTCAACCGAAAAACTCGCCACACTTCGTGGCACAATGTTTGCTACGCCTATGAAGAAAAAAGAAAAAGAGGAGGAATAAAAATGGAACGAGAATATGAAATTTTAGAAGACGGCAGCATCGCGATCGAGGGTTGCCCCCTCGAAGCGCGCATCAACGAGCGCGGCATCGTGTATGATGCCGACGGGATTCCCTTCGGGCAACTTACAGGAGATGAAACAAAGGTCATTCTTTGGGAAGACGAGCCGGATATCGACCTTGACCAGCTGGAGTTTGAGGTCGAAGAAGATGCCGGGGAAAGCACCAACGAACTTTTAAAAATTAATTAACCTCCCGGGGCCCTCAGGCCCCAAAACCCCCCGCTTCGGCGGGACAAAAAGGAGGACAAAAATGGAGCACATCAAACAGTTCGCGGAAAAATGGCAAAGAGATATCGATAACAATTTTGCGACGGCGTGTTACAACGATAACACTATCGCGGAGCTGGAAAAATCTCACACCCCAGCAGATGCTGACCGGGGAGACTGTAAAAACTGGGGAATCACTCCCCAGGAATGGAGCGAGGCCATTGAGGCCGCGCTCCGACAAAAACTTGCAACCACCGAGGAGTGATCCATGTTTTACCACGGATCGCCCAGGAGATTCGAGGAGCTTCGTGCTCCTCGCGAAACAGGTGCCCTGCGACCCGGCGAGGAAAACCGCAGGCACCATACGGATGTGGTATTTCTAACATCCGATAGGGACGAGGCCCTTCGGTATGCCGGGTCGCAGGGCTTCTTATATTTAGTTGAGGCGCCGAACGCCCAGTTATATGACCAGGCCGGGAAGCGGCGCCCGAAAACCAACGGTCGGACATACATCGCCGATCCGACCGAATGCAGGATTCTCCTGCGCCTCCAACTCGCTCCACGGAGGCGAAACCAGGCGCAGGAGTATTTTTTGACTTAAAAAAGGAGGGAAGGAAATGGACCACGAATTAGACAGAGATGAAATAAATATACTATTAGAAGAGTGCAGGAACGTAGAGGATTTCATGAGCCTCTACGAGGAAGAGACCGGCCTAGAGCCGGATGAAGCAGACATTCTTTTAGACATCTAAGGAGGGAAAAAAATGACAAAAAGAAAAATAGGCCAAAAACGATTCAGCCACCCGCGTTTCGGGATCATAACCCTGGAACGCTGGTGGATCAACGGGGAAGAAAGCTTCTGCCTTGTCGATGAATGCGGCGAGGTCTTCTCCGATCCTGAACCTTACAGCTATGCCCATAGAGCATGCGCTAGGTTGTGGAACGGAGAACCGGCGCGGGACTTGATTCCACTCTGAAAAGGAAAGGAGGGAAAGATGGAAATATACAAAATTAAAGAACCCGAACTGATAGAGGCCTACTTCTCTGGCCTTCCTAAGGGAGAAAGGCCGTGGGAAGTATGGGCTAACGACCCTCTAAATTCTTTTTCCGGCGGGTTGAAAGACCTGACTCTGTTTATAAAGATAAAGATCGAGGACGGCTTCGCAGGATGGGCCCTAAGCGATACCGGCCTCGAAGGTAACCAGCCATTCACCCCGGACGACAGGGAAGAGGTCGTAGATTTCCTAGAAAACTACAACATACTCTGGAATCCAGAGTATGCCTTGGATTACCCGGAGCCGTAGCAAAAGGCGAATCGTTCATTAAGGACGATTCGCCTTTTTTATGCGTAAAATTAAACCAAAGAGTTCAGAAAAGGAGGGGAGAGAAATGAAAGCCCTGTTCGTGAAAAAAGATGGGAAAGTGTGGGAGTTTCGCAGCGTAAAAGCTGCGAGAGAAGTTATAAAGAAGAACCCTGATTTTTATAATACCATCGGAAACGACGGTAAAAAAGTCAGGGTTTTTAAAGAAAAACCTATGCCTAAGTAATTTAAAGAACCCCACACCCTTACGCCCAGGCGCGCCACCTACCGGCGGCTTGGGCATTTTTCTTTTTTAGTAAACATAAACCACGGATCAAATTTTTTAATGATTTACTAGTACTTACAAAAAACCGCCAAATTTCCTTAATGATTTACTAGTACTTACAAAAAGCAGAAAAATTATGAACTTCAAAACTTAAAACAAAAATCCATTTCCCCTGAAAAATCCATTACTTATATGAAAACAAGAGATCAAAATCCAATTTCTCTAATAATTTGCTAATACTTACATGAAATTGCAAGGCTGGAAATCCAATTTCCCTAGTGATTTACCAGCACTTACGTGAAACAACCACCGGGTGCACATTGCAAAAAACCGTAAATCAACCGTAAATAAAACCCCATTCGTATAAAATTTCACACGAAAACCCTCCATTTACATAAAATTAACTACACAAAAAAACCCCGTTGGTAAAAAATCTTACACAAAAAAACCTAATTAATACCTTTAGCACTCTGTCGGGGGAAGGGTACATGGGGGTACATGGGGGTACATGGGGGTACATGGGGGGTACATATTT